CTGCGTGAAGCAGTTCATAGGATGGTAGCCCCGGCCAGAATAAGAAGAAATTCTTATTCAGACCTTTCTACCAAACCGATTTAAAGTCTCTCGACTTTAAGGCCCAACAGTTTAAGAAACTGGCCCTTCTCGGGGCTGGTGTCTATGAACATTATTGGGTACCTTAAGATCGTCATCCTCAAAAGGGAATCGGTTTTAAGGATTCTCTATCCTTTAATGTTTTGTAGTCACCTAATCGGGACCAAATTATATTAAAATGAATAAACATAATAATAAAATAAGGACCCTTAAAGGCGGTGTGGGAACCCGCAAGACAGTTATTTCTCGCAAGAGAAATGTCTATAACAACCATGTTGGCCACATGTTAAAATGGCTGGTTGTTAACTATGACGGGCCAGCTGGTTTCCATGAACCTTGTATAAGATTTGCGTCCTTTATTGGACACGTTTCTCAATACAAGGGAGTAGAAACCGCAATAAAGCTCATTAAGGAAATTAGATTATGTTTTACTCGCTTTTTAGCAGGTAAACCAATCTTCTCTTCTCTTAATGTTAATTCGGAAGGTTTTCCGAAACGCCTTATTGCCTTTAGATCGTATTTAGATGATGTAATAGCTGTGAAGCTAATTATGTCACTACTTACTTTCTTAAGAAGCTGTACTCTTCCACTGAACCCTGATATTGGTGCAATTACGCACCCTTATAAAGGATCAGATTTATCGGAACTTAAAGGTTACATTGCCTGCTTCACAAAAATGTTAAGCAGGCTACCTAATAAACCGAAGGGTTTATTTAGGAATAACCGTATTAAGTTTCGTGATTGGAAGAGCTACCACTTGACTACTAAGTCAGGACCCAACGGGCAGGCGCTATTCTCTTGTTTAGATGATCTGGAAGCGATTCCAGAATCTTTACTTGAGAGCATAGCTTGCCTAGGTGGGGCTGACTTAAAGGAGAGGATCGACCTTGTTCGTTCCAATCTGGATTACCTCCGTGAAAAGATGAAGCAGCCTAAATCTAAGCGTAAGCTAAAATTTAGGAAACTTTCTTCTATTCACGGTCCAGAGGGTAAGACACGGATTGTGGCAATAGGAGACTATTGGTCACAAACGTGCCTGAAACCCATGCACGATGTTATATTCAAAGTGCTTGAGTCGATTCCGACTGACCAAACCTTTAATCAAGGTGCAGGTCTTAGGGATCTCCCTTTGGATGGTACCAGAACATACTATAGTTTTGACCTTTCTTCGGCTACTGATAGGTTTCCGGTTGAACTTCAACGGGAACTCCTATCTTATAGTCTCGGAGAGGAAAAAGCTAAAGCATGGTATGACGTAATGGTCGGGTACCCTTTCAACTATAGAACACCTAAGGGAGTTACAACAGAAGTATCATACTCTGTTGGTAATCCTATGGGATTCTATACAAGTTGGGGTGCCTTCACATTGTGTCACCATTTAATACTTTATATTTGTGAAAGAAGAGCGAAAGTTCCTCTTTTATCAACTTATAAATTATTAGGTGATGACATAGTCATTTGGAACGATGTTGTTG